TCATGCATCCTCCTGTCGCGTGAGCCCTCTTGCGGTCAGATTGCTGCTGGTCCTACCCGGATCCAATCGTGCTTCCAGCTCAGCCTTCAAAGGCGCGTAGAGCTGGATATAATCCCGTCGTAGCTTCGACTGGTAAAGCCCGAATAAAATGCCGCCGCAACCGAGCGAAAGCGAAAACACGTTTATCCATCCTGGGAAAAGGAACCCCGAGGCGACCTCAGGCGGTCCATCTGGTTTTGCTTTTTCAGTTGGCTCGGCCGAACCCGTTGAAACCGAACCGCTTGCATTCACTTGTATATTAGCGTGTGTGGTCTTTCCTGCAAGCTCCCCAATCGTCAGATAGGCGCCGTAGACAAGAACGCCCGCGAGAAGGACGCGGCCCAGCTGTGTGACAATCTTCCCGGCCCAATGGTTCCGGCAATTCGTTTTGCACAGCTCAAGCTCTTTCTCAAGCTGACGGAGGTTTTCCTTGGGTGAAAGCCGACTCATCACAATCCCTATAGATGTTTTCGAGGAGCTTATCTCAGTGTCACCATGCCATCTATAGCGAATATCCTACAAAATATAGCGAATGTCCTACAAGCGGTGATACATCAGCACATGTTACGTCGCGGGGGTTGCATAGAGATGGCTGATGCAGGTCCCACAAAGCTTGCGCCCAAACTTTGCGCCAACCTCCCGCGCGCTCTGTTCAGTTAGGCAATTCTGTTTCACCCAAACAGTTGAATCGTCGTTATCGACCTTTTTGCAAATCGACTTGCGGGCGGCCGAGCAGCGAGGGGTCTCACCAACTGGCTTAAAATCCCCCTCGAAAATGTGTAGTTCTTCAGAATCTGTTTTTTTCTTGAAAGAATAACTTTTCATAATTAAGCTCCTAAAATAGATGCATACTGCCATGCATCAGCTATGGGCGGCTCATGCCACTTTCAAACTTCGCTACCCACCAATCCACCATCGACACCCGCTCACTCAAATATTTGGCGCGATTGTAGGCCCCTCAGTTCTGTTTTGCTCCTTATGCGCTAACTGCGTTCAATTGCCTCAGAACGCCATTATGCCGAGTCGTAAAGGTGCGTAGACACCGTGGTGCGAAAGTCATGGCAATACCAACCCCTCAAATCCATATAATCAAGAGTAAGTTTCAAGGTTATAGCACTAATGGGTTGTTTAGGGTACTGCTTACCGGGAAAAAGAAGACCTCCAGCGGTTATTTCCCGCAGCTCGCGCAAGAAGATCAATGGAAATGCCGGTAACGGAGCCAAGTGCGATCGCCTCATTTACGTACGCTTGGACGGGACTAGCCAAATTGCATTTGCCAAGTCAAACTCCGACCAATCTGCATATCTTAATTAGAAGGTTCGAACGAACAAGATTGGTAGACGGTACAGAGCGATCACCGTACGACGATGCCCCCATACTTAGCTACAGCTGTAAAGTACTCCGACAGCTCATCCAGATCCATCGGCTCGCTATGGTCAACATCATTCCGAGATATCGCCCCCCCTGACTGCGGCAGCGGGATCCGCATCGGCGCGCAACGTAACCACCCCTTAGCAAAATGCAGACGAAATCCACTGCCGCACCATAAGGACCAGAGTCGTTGCATCGCACTCATCCATTCGCGTAATGATTCCCAGAATCTGCGCAGCTGATATCCCTCGAAGCGGAAGACGGCCGATGCTGGGATAGACGTCATTCTCAAAAGCAAGTCCAATCTGATCCCGATACTTCGCTGTACGCTTCGCCAGTCGCTTTTCAATCCACTCCTGCGCCATCACTTTAGATGTTATGTTGCGATTATCAGCTATCAGCCAGCTGCGATGCCTTCTCGGGCTGCCGCACGAGCGCAGGATTACGGTCAGACTTCACAAGATCTCGTGCCAGATTGCGCTCCGCACGCGCAGCAGACGATAGTGTAGGTGTTTTCTTTTCCACCTAGCCGGAACCTGTACCGCCAAAGCTTCGACCCGCCAAGGCTAATCTCAAGGAACAAACCTGAGACGTCGGTTAGTTTCTGTCTAGTAATAATAGGCTTTGCTTAGCGAATTTTGACATCAGTTAGAGGCATGAGGGTATGCTGGTATCCAGAAATTTATACCCGCAAACATACCCGCTTTTTATTGGATGTCTCCGCACTAAAGCGGATCAAGACGGACAAGGAAACCAGTAAACCTGTAGTTTATAGTGCAAAACGGACCACTGCGGATTATGCGGGACATCGATCATAGTTATCGATCATCAGCAGCATTTTGCTATCAACCTTTTGATTTACTGACTTGATTCAGGCCTTCCGGATTCTGCTTCACTCATGCATCCCCACCTCAGCCACAAGGCCGGGGGACGGAGAAAAGCATCATAAAATCGAAGGCATACAGGTACGGGGCCGGCAGGGCCGGCAAGGAAATAGTCAGGCGCGCCAACGCCAACGGGCGTGGGCCTTGATAACGCGCATCAAAAGCTTGCTGACTGTCGTCACGGAAGGGGTCTCATCGGTACGTTTCAGGACATTAGCGTACCGAATCGGCCGGTGCAATATGAATGTACCGGGCCGCGCCGATTGAAAAGGAGTTAAGGGCTGAAAAGAGGGCCGCGCCTCCTTGTGGAGGCGGGATTGAGGCAGGGGCACGATGGCCGAGGGTGGGGAGCCGAGAGGAACATCAGTGCGCAATCTCGCGCACGTAGGCTTGGCAGGCCTTCAAAGCGATCAATCCCTGATCGCCGTAGTCGGTGATGGCGACAATTCGTCCAGCAGCCGCTGGGTCAAGTTCGCCTCGCGAGCTTCCATGAACCACGCCGCCGGTATCGGTGCCGGCTGGCATGCCATCACGGTTGGCGGGGCTGTTGGCGAGGAGGACTGACAACCGCAAATCAGCGGTAGCCAGGCGATCACGCAAACGAGCCTGAGCAGTCTGTGCATCGCTCAACTCCTTGTGGATGGTTGTATCGTTGGTGTGCAAACGGACTTCCAGCGCCCGTCGTTGTGCCTGCTCGGCGTTCTGCCAGTCGACTAGCGCGAGCGCCGCCTGCTCGCGCTCGCGCTGCCACGTCAGCTGTTGCGCGGACAGTTGCAGGCCATAGCGGGCCGCCTGCCATGTCCAGGCGGCCCATGTACCCAGCCCTGACCCCAGCACGAATGCGAGGATCAGGAATCGCATATCCAGCACTTTCACGGCAGCACCTCCAATGCCCGCTGGTAAAGCGCCTGCCGATCCGCCAGGCCGTTGGTACCGCCGTTGATGCGGCGGGTGATCATCAGAAAATCACCCTTGTCTGCCAGCGCGTTGAGGTTGGCACGGTCCCAGAACCATGCCGCCGACATGGCCGCGTGGTCGGGTTGTTCGAGCAGTTGCGGCTGGGCAAGCAAGTCCAGTCCGAGCGCCTCCCCGCACGCCTCGTAGTTGGTCCGCCCCGTCACCTGAATCAGCCCACGGCCCCGATATAACTGACCGTCGCCATCTGCCTCTGGCGTATTGCCCAAACGCAGCGCCAACTGGCCCGTGTCGTACTTGGCCAGATAGCTGTCGCTACCCAGCTCGCGCACATAACGAAGCTGCCCGGACTCATGCCCTATCTGAGCGATGAACGCGGCGATACGCAGGCTGGTGTCGATGGCGTAACAGGCCATGGCGATGTTGAGAGCAGGAACGAAAACGCCGGCTTTAGAGCCGGCGTTGGGGAGGATTTGCAGTAGTTGTTGCTGGTTGATAGGCATTTAACCTCCTGAGGCTTATGCCGTCAGATGTCCCATTTGGTCGTGCTGAGCCAAAACTTTGCACAGCCCTATATCGCCTTGAAGTCAGTGATACGAGTTATAGACACAACGTTAAAAATGAAGCGCTATTAAGTGCCCGTATTTTGAACAGTCGAGTCCGAAGGAGCCGGGTAGATGAAAGGTTCCGCAGGCAGCTCAGGCCAATCGACCGAGAGCGGAAAACCGGATTGCGACTCGATCTGAGCAAGACGCACTCGGTAAGTCCTCCACGCCTTGAACTCTGCCTTCAGTGCTGGAATTCTGTCAGTTTGCTCACTGGTCGCTCCTTCCAACTCCGCTGTATCCTCGATGATTTCTAATGACGTTTGCAGCGAATTGATTTTCGCCGTTGCCAGCGACGATGCTGCGTCACGCTTAAGCATGACTGATGCAAGCACCTCTATTTCTACCGGCTCTGCAATATCGCCAAACTCCCCAGCGTACGCTCTCTCATAGATATCACGCCCATAAGCAGCGCTGTCGTTTGGAGAAGAGGAAAACGGGATCTCGCCCAATGTCTCCTGTGTTTCAACAAAAACCACATCCAGTGTGATCATCGTGTGTTCAGTATTCCAACGCGGATTACGCGCACTCTTCAAAGTGGCCATCAAGAAACCCTCAGGCAAATAGTAACGGAATTGGTTGCGTCCAGATTTCTGTCCTGGACATATCCCATAAGACGCCATGTACCAGTGGGTGCACCAGCCGCATGGGAAGAAGCGGCAGAAAACAAACAAGAACTGCCTTGTACAATGTCTCCAGGATTTGAAGGAACATTCGTTGCACCTCCTCCTACTAAAAGAAGTGCATATGTACCTACCCCTCCCGCCGGTTGAGTACCCAGAACCGGCATAAGGTTCTTTTCATGCATAATCCAGCCGAAGTCAGTCGCGTCTACCGTGATTCGGGGATTAGTACCGTCATAGCCGATTTTTATGAGGTTATTACCCTGACCGGCACCTGTGCCCTGCTGCACGGGAGCAAAGCCTAGCCTCGGTTGTAGATAGTAAACTGTATTGTCGCTGGCACGTCGCATGTATGGCAGTTCGGGATTATTGGAAGACATCCCAATCGTACTTACCCAGTCGGCGAGCGGACGCTGCGAATCGCGTAGATCTATCTCAGCCTTTGTATAACCATCCGTGATTCCATAGCCCGATAATGTAGAAGCCTTATCAGCCTTGTCAGAGGGTTTAAAATTAGACGACGCCCATAGCGTGCCAAGATCTGTTTCATCAACGGTTGCTTTCAGCCCCGATGAAGACCAACCAATTTTTACAGGGTTGCCCAACTGCCCTATACCAGTACCTTGCTGAATCGGGGTATAGCTCAACTTGGTTTGCAGGTAATACACCACGCCATCCGACTCACGACGCATATACGGTGCATCGGGCTGGTTGGACGCCAGGCCAACTGCCGTAATGGAGTCCCTGGTGGGGTAACGGGCATCTCGTAGATCAACCTCTGCCTTAGTATAAGCATCGGCAATTCTGTACGCAGCGAGCGTAGTGCCCCAGTTGGCTTTATTGGTCGGATCGAAGTTATTGGAATACCAAAGATTTCCAAGATCAGTAGCATCGACCATTGCCTTGAGGCCGTTATTCGACCAGCCGATCTTCACCTTGTTGTCGAGCTGACCGGTACCTCCTCCTTGTTGTACCGGAGTGAATCCCAGGCTCGGTTGCAGGGCAACCAGAGCGCCATCGGACTCACGGCGCATATAAGGCGCATCAGGCTTGTTATTGGCCAGCCCCACATAGGTAATGGAATCGCGCAGCGGCCGCTGAAGATCGCGCAGGTCGGCCTCAGCCTTGGTGTACGCATCCGAAATACCATTACCGCTAAGTGTTGTCGGGTTACTCCCCTCTTCCACCTGCCCATATTTATTGACCTTGACCCGAGTGTAATCACCCGCGGCCACACCACTGCGTCCCAGCAGACGCTCGAACGCAAGGTCAGTCGTACCCAGCACCGGCACTGTCGTATTGACCAGCTGCCATACAGTGCCCGCGTTTTTCGTGCCGGCCTGCACCGGCACCATATGACCCGGCGTGCATTCGGTGCTTTCGTTCGCATCCTGCGCACGTGCCCAGGCGCCTGCCGCGGCGACATAAATCCAGTTCTGCGACGCAGTGTCCTGATTCTTGACCAGCACCCGATCGCCGGCCACCAGTGTGACGTCATCAATGGTCTGCAAACCGCTCAGCCCAATGGAGACTGTCGTGGCGCAACGCACCGATTTTTTGTAATCGGATGCTGCCAGGCCAAGAATGGCTCGATGCAACTGGGTGACATCCTCCTCGTTGGGCACCAGACCGGCCCCCAGGATCACGTTCAAGATCTCCTGCGTCACCGAGTTGCCCCACTGCGCCGGGATCAGCGAACCAGGGGTGCCGGTCGCCGGGTTTTCATCTACAAACTTGCCGCTTGCCAAGCCTACGCCCGGCACACTCTTGGGATAATCCACATTGTGTTCCTCAGTTGAAGTTTACGAATTCGACGCTGTGCGCCGGTGCTGCTCGACGGATCAAACATTCGATGGCGAGCCCGGGATTCACCCCGAACCGCTCGCCCCAGTAGCTGGCCCCGAAGCGTCGGCCCAGGCGCTGGCGCCCGCCGGTGTTCAGGGTCCACATGAATTGCGCGTTCCAGGTGCCGAAGTGCGCCTGGCCAAAACGCGAACGCCCCATACGGGGCGCTCGGTGTTCGGTCACGGTGGCATCGGGGTAGCCCTGGCTGATGGCAATGTCGATGTAGAACGCCGCGTTCTGCCCTCCTGTCGCCACAAGCCGCTGGCGCACTGACAGACGCCGGTCTGCGAACAAGGGTTTAAGCCCCAGGCACGGGTCAGGCAGGTTCATCACCCGCTCCCAGTCCGGGACCAGCTCACTGACGGTGGCGGGGTCCATCTCGTTGAGCAGGTCGAACGCGCGGCCATCGATGCGTGCGAACTCGTGGGACAGGCCGGTAATGACCTGCTGCAATTCCGGCACCCGCTCCGTATCCCATGCGGGACCGGGTGGCAACAGCGCCTGCAGTTGTCCGGCGTAGTGTTCGGCGGTTCTTATGACGACCATTGAATACCCCCGAACGTGAGCAACTGGTTGGCCGCGGCAGTAACGTTGGCCACGGGTGAAACCAGCACATGATCGGTCTCGCCTGTCGCGCGACTGATGGCCTCGGCGATGTGCGTGAGCAACAGGGTTTCGCCCAGTCCGCCCTCACGGTTGTGCAGGTCCAGCAACTGCGCCTCGACCGCCGCCCGCACGGCGGAGGTATCAGGGGTGAGCCGGATGGTGTAGACCACCGGTTTCTGCACCGGCGCCAGCACATATACGTCTGCGGTGACCGGACGCAGCGGCTCGATATACGCTGCGACCGCAGCCAGCTGCTCGGCGTCGGGAATGGGATCGGCCTGGTCGTCACGCATGAAGAACACCGCCACCGTCCCTGGCCCCATGAACCGGCGCACACACCAGGCGCGCGTCACGCCCGGCACTTCCAGCGCCCAGGTCACGTAGTCATCCTGATTGCCGCCATGCGGGATGACCCGGTAGGAGCGCACGACACGCGCACGCAGCGACTCGATACTTTCCTGCGAGATGCCGCCGGAAAGTCCGTCGGCAATGACGGTGAAGGTGCTGTCGATGCCTTCGACCGGTTGCACGGCAGTCATCACCAGACCGGCATCCGCATTACCCAGAACACCGGCATCGACTGCTTCGACCGTGGTGGTGTTATTGCCCGCAACCGTGGTGACGCCTTTGGTGACGCGGTAGAAGCGTCCATCACTGAACTGCAGCACAGTGTCCGCATCCAGCACCGCGCCAGCTGCAGCCGTAAAGCGCACCGTGCCAGTAGCGGCCTGTGCCACCTTGCGCGGCTGCCTCAGGCGCAGGATGGCTTGCCGCTCGAGGGTTTCCTCGTCGGCGGTGTCCGGCAGAATCTGGTCGGCGATCCAGTCCTGATAGCCGTACAGCCCGTAGGCCGCGCCGCTGTGCGCACGGGACAATACCCGAGCATCGGACTGACGCAGCGCTTCGTCGGCGAGGTCGACCTGGGTTCGGTTGATCAGCGCCGGTAACGTAGGTGTTTCAAACGGCATAAATCACCTGCCACTGTTCAGAAGGGTTGAAACGCACGAGCTGACCGTCCGAGACGACCAGTTCGACGCCCAGGTTCAGGCGGTTGCTCTGAACCTGTTCGGTAAGGATGTTGATGTGCTTGACCTGGCCATCTTCGATCAGCCAGTCGAGCGCTTCCCGGGCATAGAACTCGGCATCGCGCTGGGTCTGGGCAGTCAGCCTGACCCGGCGCAGCAGCCACAGCCTGGAACCGATACGGTCATTGGCCTGTGCCGGGTAGGTGTCGCCCCACCAGCCATAGCGCTCGGCATCGTCGAACGCGTCGTCCGCTTCGGCACGCCGCCAGGTGAACAGGCTGATGACCACCGAGCGCAGCAAGGACGCCTGCAGAGAACCTTCAATGATCATCCGGCACCTCCAACGGGCGGCCCGCTCTGGCCATTACCGCCCTGCACGTTGCCGTGCAGATGGCTGATCTGGCTGATGCCAGCGGCAAGCTGGTCGCCCTGGGAGACGATCTTTCCGGTCTGGGTGATCTGCGGTGTGTCGAAGTTCACGGCCACCGTCGCCTTGATGTTCAAGGTGTCGGTTTCAATGTCGATGACCTTGCCGCGCTTGAGGTGAATCTTGTCGCCCTCGTCGGTATAGATCGCCACTTCGCCGGACTCCAGACCCTTGAGGCGATAGCGCCGGTCGGCCACCACCAGCAGCAGACCGTGTGAACGGTCGCCACCAATGAAAGCGGCAATGCCCTCGGCGCCGGCCAGCGGGTTGCTGGTAAAGCCATAGGGTTCGAAGTGCTCCATGTCGTCCTTGACCTCTCCGGCGGTGAGGCGCATTTGCAGCGCCTGCATTTTGCTGCTGGCCCTGGCGAGCACCACCGTGCCGCGCACCAGCATGCGATTGAGTAAGCTCATGAGGTTGTTTCCTCGTCGATGGGCAGCAGCCAGGAGTAAGCGTCCTGATTGACCTGCACCTTGCTGCGCTTGTTGGGGTCACCTGGCTCGGCCTGGAAACCTTCAGGCGGACCGACCACCAGTGTGGTGATCGTGCCTTGGTCGCTCAGCGAGTAGGTCACGGCTGAAATCAGCATGTTGCGGCTCGTAAAACCGATGACCGGATCAATCACCCGGACCATGGTGTTGTGCCGCCAGAGCGCCCCGTTGGACTGCCGCCAGCCCTGGACCTTGTAGGTGGTGAGCAGCGCCTTGCCGGCCCGCTGACCACGCTCCCAATTGGCGCGACTCAGGGCGAGCTTGGGTGTGATCGGCGCATCCTCATGAACGACCAGTACGCGAAGACGCTTTTTATGCGCGGGGTCGTCATGCCGGTCATCCGTGACTTCTGCCGAGACCTCCGACGACTCCTTGCCGAACGTCTGGTCATTACCAGTCTGTTGACCGATGACCCGGTACTCGGAAAAAAGCCCGGAAAAGTCCCGCGCGATGACGGCGCTCAACACATTCTTGCCGAGTTCGAGCGCGTCTGCGCTCTGCCCGCGACTACCCGGCCTGGCCAGCACCACATTGCCGTATTCGTCATCGGTGGAAAAAATCCGGAACAGGGTCAGCAGCCGGTCAATGGACTTGAACACGGTTTCGGCAGGCTCGATGGTGTGATCGGCCATCTTCGAGGTCTCCGGTATTTCGCTGATCACCGACAAACCATAAGGAGCAGCCAGCGCTTCAACAATCTTCAACACCCCCACCTTCTTCCACTGGCTCGGCCTGTTGATGGCCGAGCAGTCGATGAGGTCGGCGGTTTTCGAGCGCCCGGAAATCTTTAGCGTGACTTGCTTGCCGTCATAGCTGATCGGCGCGGCAAACACCCAGCCGGTCAGAATCAACTCGCCGCCGATACGCACTTCACACGCTGCGCCGGGCGTGATCGGATGCGAAATCTCAGTGCCCGGCCACTGCCAGGTAATGCTCACGTCAAAGCTGCGCGCCTGACGCTCGATCCCGGCAGAGATTTCCACCGACTTCCAGCCGGCATAGTCGTGCTCGTCAACCGTCAGGGTGACAACGTTAGGGTCGATCATGGGTCACTCCTGAGCGATCTTCAGCGTGCCGGGCGGCACGAAACCCGGGTGGGCCAGCCGATTGCGCTGCACCATCTCCAGTGCCCGGCTGGCGTCACCGAATCGGCGATAGGCCAGCACCAGCGCGGGCAAAGGCTCGGAGACCTTCATGTCCACCAGACGTACGCCGGAGGCCGCCACCGCGTTAAGGTGCCTGATCAACGCCTGACGCAACGTGTTGAGCGCCAGGTAATGTTCGGGATCGGCTTTCAACGACGCTTCCCAGATCGCCGAACTCAGCGTGTCACGCAGTTCGATGACGTCATCGGCAACCGGCACATCGACGCGTTGCAGCGCTTGCGTCACTTGCTGATCCAGCGACGGCACTACCGTGAGCGGCGTGACGGTCGTCGCAACCGGCATGCTCGCGACGATTTTCGCCACCTTGACCAACAAGGCATCCTGAACCAGATTGGCCGCGGCCTGAGCCGTCACGCCGGTATCCAGCCCGCTGCTCTGGCTGACCAGATTGATACCGGATACCGCTTCCGCCTGTTGCGTGGCCTCGGAAATCACCGAGCGGTAATCGACCGTTTCAACAGAGGACACGCCGCCATTGCTGCCGGACCTTGCTGCCGCGCTGCTCGCAGCGGTGCCGTTACTGCCACTCGCGGAACCGCTGCCTGAGCCGCCCCCTGTCGAGCTGCCGGAACCTGACCCGGTACTTGTCCCGGTACTCGCCCCGCCAATACTGCTGGTGCCGTTCGCTCTTCTGGCTCGACGACTGTCCCCGTCGAAACTGGCGAAGAACGTGGTAAATAGCGTGCTGACCGTCAACGGCGCATTGACCAGCGAATGCACCAGCGCGGTGACATCCGAATAGATCGTCATGAACGGTGTGAACTGCCGCTGAATAGTGGCGAATACACCCGACAGGGCACTGCGCAGCGCCTGAATATTGATACGCACAGCGTCCACTGTGGCCATCACCGAGCGGTAGCGCCTGAGCGCCGAGTCCAGCAGGCTCTCGGACGCGCCCAGCAACTGCCGTCGCGTATTGAGGGTCGACACGGGAAACTTGAGCGGGTTGGCCGGATAGAATTTCAGGTCCAGCCGGACGAGCCCGCCTTCGCTCAGGTTGTGTGTAACGCCACATTCGCCAACCTGAACCTGCACGCGCCCCAGCCACGGATGCACCAGCTCGCCGGCACCTTCCTGCTCCAGTGCCTGCAGCAGTCTGTCTCGCTGTTCGAAACAGTCGGGACCGACAATGAACCCCGTCAGCGTATGCACTTTCGACTGTTTGCCCAGCGACTCGAAATAAGGCTCGTCGCGTTGTGGAAACTCATGCAACTGCCCCTTGCGGCCTGCCGGGACGACGGCTTTTTCAATGAAAAAACCGACGCCCCGGAAAGACGCTGGCAGCAGGCTGTCACGCCATGTACTCATGATCCGGCTCCTGCGCCGAGGGTTCGATAACCCACGTTTGGCGATATCGTCAAACCCGGCTGGTTGGTTTGCACTTGCCCGGCACGCATGCCCGGTGGCGCGTTTTCAAAGCGAATGTTGAGCTCGCCTTCAAGTCGCGGGCCGGCCCCGGCTGCGCCCTGTTGCAACAACAGGCTGCCGGGGGCCAGCGGGGTGGGTACGCCGAGCAATTGGCTGGTCGAGGGCACGCCAGTGGCCTGATTGAGCAACTGCTGATTCGTGCGAACGTTCTCGACGGCACCGGCCGCCAGAAACGCCCCGGTCCCGCCGCCTGGCCCTGCGTTGCGTATCCGCTGTTCTTCCGCGAACTGATTGGCCTTCTCGGTCGCCCGCTGCAGGACGGTCTTATTCGTGTCGCCACCAAACCAGCTCATGATCGGCTCGATAAATGGCTTGATGTCCGCCCACAGACCTGCGAACCAGGTTTTGATCGGCTGCCAGTTCTCGATGACCATGCCCAGCGGCGAAAAACTGAACAGCGTTGCCAGCACATCGGTAAACGGCTGCGCCTCGGCCTTGATGGTTTCCCACAGGCCGGCCAGGTACTCGGACAACGGCTGCCAGTTGGCCACGACCATGCCCAGCGGCGACCACGCAAACAGCGTTTGCAGAAAATCGAAAACCGGCGTGGCCAGCGCCTTGATCACGTCCCACAGCGCAGCAAAGAATTCGGTCAGTGGCTGCCAGTTGGCTGCGATCATGCCCAGCGGCGTCCAGGCGAAGACCGCCTTGAGTACGTCCCACAGCGCCATCACCGGTCCGCGAATCGCCTCCCAGACCGCCTGAAAATAAGGTGCGACGGTCGACCAGTTGGCGATCAGAAAACCTGCCGCCAGCGCCAGGCCGCGCACGATCAGGCCCAACGGTGACATGCCCATGACCGCAGCCAGCAGACCGGCGGCACTCGTCGCAGCGAGAACGGCGACTTGCAGTACGCCGAAAGCAATCGCGGCGCCCACGACGCCCTTGATCACCTCTGGATGTTCGGCCGCCAGCGCGGCGACCTGAGAAATCATCGGCCCGATCACGGCCATTGCTTCGTTCATCGCCGGCAGAAACATACTGCCGATATTGATGCCCAGACGATCGACACGGTTGGTCATCTCTTTGATGGCAGTGGCCGTGGTCTGGGAGTTGTCTGCGAACTCCTTCTCGATGGAGCCGCTGTTTTGCACGCCCTCCCCGACCTTGGCCAGGTTGGACCTGAGCACATCGAGGTGGGCCAGCAGTGGCGTGATCGCGCCCAGCGATTCGGCACCGAACAGCTGCGTGATGACGTCCGACTGTTTGCCGGGATCAACACTGGAAACCGCCGTCAGAACCTTTTCAATGGTCCCGGACGGGTCACTCTGCATGCCTTGGGTCAGCTGGTTGACGTCGAGCTGCAACGCCTCGAACGCCCCGGCTTTCGCCGCGCCCCCTTCGGTCAACGATTGCATGAAACGCTTCATGCCGCTGGCGGCCACATCGGCCGGCACATCGACGCTGGCCAGGGTCGCTCCCATGGCCGCCAGTTGCCCGGAGGCCATCCCCGCAACCGGCCCGAGCGGGCCCATTGCAGTGACCATGGTGGCGATTTTCTTTTCCAGGTTGTTGCCGCCGAGCACGTTGATCTTCTCAGACAACGCCGCGACCTGCGGCTGAGTCATCTGAAACGATGACCGCCACGAGGCCATCATGTCGCCCGACTCGGCCGCTGTCTGATCGAATGCGACGCCCATTTTCACGGCGTCGCTGGCAAACCCGGTCAGTTCTTCGCGCGGTACATTGGCCTTGGCACCCGCGGCGACAATCGCCGCGATACCGTTGGCGCTTTCCGGCAGTCGTTCACTGAGGTCCAGAATGTCGGAACTCATCTGCTGGAACTGTTGCGGTGTTTCAAAGGTGACCGACCGTTTCACGCCGGCCATGCTGGTCTCAAAACCGATCGCTGCCTTTACCCCGGCAATCAAGGGCTCTGCCAAAGCATTGCCCTTGATCATCTCGCCCACTTCGACGTTCCCAAGACCAGAGCCTTTAAGCCTGGTCTCGAAGCCTTCAACGTTGTTGCGGATGGTTGCCAGCGTTGGAGACAGCTTGTCGACGCCGGTAATCAGCGTCTTGATAGTGTCTGCCATCACTCCCCCTGCAGGATCTGGTTGATGCGTTGCGTCTGCAAGATCGACTCGGTGATGACGTCCAGCTCCCTGGACATCATCAGTTCGGGATCGGTCTTCCAGAAGTACGCGAGGTCGTAAACGACGGCGATCAGTCCTTCGAGGTTGCTGATGCCGCTGCCATGAAAAAACTCGCAACCTTCCAGCTCAACGTGTTGATGTCGCACAGGTCCATCTGATTGACCGACGAGGGCGGGATGCCGGCGCAGACGGCGATGTATTTCGCCGCCACGTCCAGATCCAGAGAAACTTCCTCGTTCTTGTCGATCCTGTACGGCAGGGCCTTGATGGCCCGCGCTTCCTGCGCCGTAGGGCGCCGGAAGGTCAGTTGCGAAAGGGTTTCGCCGTGCGCTTCGATCGGGCTGGCCAGGTCGATGACTTCACTCATTGCCAGCTCCCCTGATTGCCGTCGAATTTCAGCTCGATGGTGCCGTCGTCAGCCTTGCTGCTCGGCTCATCGACCAGGTAGGCGCCGGACAGGGCGTAGGTCTTGCCGTTCTTGAATTCACAGGTGATGGTCATGTCCACACCGGTGGTGAGCAGCTTGAGCGGCAGATCTGCGGTATGCACGGCGGTAAATTTCAGCCACGCGGCCTTGTCGACTTCCTTGTAGTAGCCCGGTACGACGGTATCGCGCTTGATGTTCATCAGAGGCGCTTCGCCGCCGCCGCTGATGGTCAATTGGGTGCCATCCACTTTGATGTAGCAGGTACCCGCAACTTTCTGACCCATGTTGTTTATCTCCAGAATGAAAAAACCCGCACGAGGCGGGCTTGAAAGGGTTGGTTAGGCTTATGCCGCTTCCTCGTACTGCAAGCGGAACTGGTTGAGCAGCGCGAACACGCGCAGGCCGTTGATGTAGTCAGGCGGGAACATCACGTTCACGCGGCTTGGGTCATTGCCGTCACGCTCGACGATCAGGTGCTGGGCGAACGTTTCGGCGTTCTCCACATGACCCTCTTCTTCAAGACGTGCGTATTGCGCAATCAACTCGCCACGGATGGTGCTCGGCGTGATGATCGGCTGGCCGGCACCGAAGCGCGTGCCATCGTTGGCCAGCTTGTGGCGGCCGTACTTGCTGGTGATGATGCCTTGCAGACGACGGATGATGAACGCCGACTGGTGCATGGTTTCGCTGTCCAGGTACGAGTTGTCAGCCTGGCCGTAAGCGTTCTTCTGGTAGGTGGTGATCGAACGCTGAATGCGCACGTAACCGCCTTCGTAGTACGCCGTGGCGATGCCGTAACGCAGCAGCGACTCACGCTCGGTCAGGGTGAAACGCTGACTGGCCGGCGCCGGATCGATACCGGGCATGGTGCCGCTCTGAGTCGGACGGCTGGCGTCGGCAGAGATGAACACCGCCGTACGCGCAGCCAGTGCAGCGGCTTGCAGCCAGACCGGTTGCGGAACACCGTTTTCGACACCCTGAAGGGTGATGTGCTGGTCGTTGCGCAGTTGACCTGCGGCCACCAGCGTACCGACCGTGCCGCGCTTGGCGCTGTAAACGTGACCGTACAGCTGACGTGCCCAGCTCCAGCGACCGGTGCTGTCGTCCATTGCCGCTTTCCAGGCATCCAGCGTGGCGGTGTCGGTCCAGGGCATGCAGATGAACTCGAACGGCTCATCGCCCAGCGCAGCCAGTGCCTTGAGCTGATCAGGCGTACCCACGCCACCAGTCATGGCTGTTACTGCCGCCGTCAGGCCGGCAGGAATGACTTCGCCATTGGTCTTGCCCTGGCGATTGAATTCCAGCTGGACGTCGTTGCCGCTTGCCCCGCTCCATTTGCAGGAAAGGGTCAGCACACCCGCTTCGACAGCCGCAATGATCGGCAGGTCAGGCGTGGCATTGATTTTCACCGACAGTGCCGTAGCAGCCTGGGCATCGGTTGCGCCATTAACGACAGTGGCCTGCACTCGCATGCCGCCGACATACAGGTTCAGCAGACCGGCTTCGGTCGCCGCCCCGGTGAGGGTGACTTTCGCGCTGGCCTTGGCGCCTTCGGTATTGAGCAGCGGCAGGCACCAGACTTCGCCGGTGGGGTCCGCCTTGCGCCAGGTTTCATACATGGCGGCCAGCATGGAGCCCTGACCGCCGATGTTTTTCGCCAGCGCCACACTCGGCACCAGCACCAGAGAACCCAGTTCGGAGCCGGACACATCGTCGTTGACCTGCGCAACGATCAGTCGACGCATGCTGGCCGACGCGCTGTTGGCGGCCGAGTTGTCCATCTCCGCATAAAACAGCGGAACGCGAACATCGGATGGAATGTTGTTAAAGCTGATAGCCATTGTTTGGCTTCCTCTTGGTTAAGCCGTGAAGGCTTGATGGGTGGTGGTGGATTGCTCGGTTTTAAGGGTGATGTCGCCGTCGTTCTGACGACGCTGCCACCAGGCGTTGAAGGTCACCTGCCGGCCTTCGACGGGCAGCAAATCGCCCGCCTCCGGATCCGGCACAGTGCGGCCTTCGGCCGGTACTACAGTGATGCGTTGAGTCATGGGGTTACCTCTGCTGTGAACTTCGCTTCGATACGGCCATCAGGGCCGGGGGATTTCAGATTCGGATCTGCGGGGTCAACGCAGTCCATCTCGATGGTGGCGCCGGTAAACCCGGGCAAACCATCCAGATACGCTTCGTGCCAGGTCTCGGCAGGCTGATCGGCGGTGTTGCGGCCCAGTTGAAACTGCGCTGCAAAGCCGAAGCGATACGTCACCCGGTCGCCGCTGATCTGCACCAGCGCGCCACCGGTATACTGCATCGCGTCGTAATCGTGATCCGGGTTCCAGCCCACCAGTGCACGCCACAATTCGGCGCGCAGGGCATGCAGTTGCTCACTGGCTTCCTGCCCGCGCTTGTCACCGCCATCGAGCACCACCACGACATCGATCGTGTCGGTGATGCTCTGGCGAATGACGTTCTGCAAATCGTTGGCGGTGGACTGATCGCCAGTGGCAATCACGTACGCCGACGGGTGAGCGAGCTGATCGCCGAGGGCGACCGCAGCCCAGTCGATGCCGGCACTGATTCGCCCGGCAAAGCTGGGGCAGGTTGCCTGCAAGTGGGCAACTATCGGGGTTATCTTCATGAGGGGTTCCGCGTGTATTGAAGGTTGATTGCGGCGTGGGAAACGCCTACTGATTCGCCTTGCCCAATGCCTCATCAGCCTTGTCTGCAGCACGGCTGGCCGTGTGAGCGGCCTGATTGGCAATCGATGCAGCACTCTCGACCTTGTCTGCTGCCTGGGTGGTGGTTTCGGCCAGCCTGTCCAGGCGCCGGTCGCGCTTACCCAGCGCTGCGTCGTAGGCATTGCGAACCTCGGCCAGCTGCTGCGTATGCTCGGCATTCGCCGACCACTGCCCGGCCTGAAAACCGAGCATCAGGCAGCCAGCGATCAGCAGCACGGAAATCAGCCAGACCTCCAGGCGCCGCCACCAATGGCGAGCGATGAAATCAATTGCGCATCTGTGCATCGTTTGCACCTCCGAGTTGAGATCGCAGCCGGGCTATTTCGGCGCTTTGCGTGGTGACCTTGTCGGTGAGTTGAACGATGTGGCTGGTGAGGGCTTCGATCTTGCCCTCCATCCGGCCAACCGCTGCGGCAAGCTCGTTGCGCTCCTTGGCAAACTGGTCAGCCCGCGCTTCAGCCTCCTTGCGCGCCTGACGCTCGGAGTCGAGCAATTCATTGAGGCGACGAACCGTGCCGATGTCCGCGTTGTCCATCGCCCGGTCTGTTGCATCTCGGGAAAGAAACTTGCGCAGCCATAAAAAGCCGCCAAGCAGAATTGTGCCCGTGCCGCCCAGCCAGGTAGCTGTGCCTGGGCCTAGGTCGGTTGGGTCCATTGGTACTCCGGAAATAAAAAAGGCCGCACTGAGGCGGCCGGGCTGAACACATTTAACAATGCTGCGTCGGCCAGGCTTGCGACGACACCTGATCTGGACTTTGACCGGATCTTAAAAAACAAACCCAGCCAAGGCGGGGTTCGAGGTGGGTTGCGAGTGACCGGTTGTGGCTGTTGATCAGCCTGTTTCCGGCTGCTGCCCTGAGGCGCAAATCGCATATCGTGGGACCTTTTTACCCCCCTCCGGAAAGCCTGGGAAGGGGCAGTTTCGGGGTGGGTCGAGTTTGACCGGAGTTCAACACGAGTTCGGCCACAGCTGTGCAATCGACCCGGATAAACGGCGTGAAACCGTGACTTCATTCACCCTTGTGCAGCCTTGTCGACGACGGCGTTGTTGCTTCTGGAAGCGCTGCGCTCAGCGAGAATCGCCAGCACTTGCTGGTGAAGCTTGTTGATCCAGTTGCGATAGGTGCGGTCTGCGCCCTCATTAATGCCCACCAGGCGCATCTGCTCGCGCACCGGCAACGACTCGACATAACGCAACGTCGCCAGCTGGGCCAGTTCAGGCCCGCGGCTCTTTGCCGGGCTGCGCGACAGCTGCGCAATGGCCGCCTCCACTTCGCTGCTTATGTAGTCCAGACCGCTGCCATTGCCCACCAGCGCGCGCGAGCCGGGTGTGCGACGCGGAATGTACGCGCCCCACTCCATGATCCCGGCCATCGGGCTGCTCAGTCCGCCGCCCAGGCCAATGCGCATGCGCTGTTCACCCCAGTGCTGCATCACGGCTTCTATTTTCTCGATCATCGTGTCTCTCCTGTAGGACCTTTCCGAAACGCTGCGCAGCGTATTTCGCTGCACAGGACCAAGGCCTTACAATACATTTTGTATTTTTATGACACAACGAAGCATTACATTATGTATATTGCTCAACACCCTACAGCCTGTATGATTCGACGCATGAACAGAAAATGGTATGAAGTCGCAAGACAGGTCATGGAAACCCAGGAAATCAGCCAGGAAGAGATGGCTGAGCGGATGGGCGTAACGCCCGGCGCGGTAGGGCATTGGCTGAATGGCAAGCGTGAGCCGAAGATCGAGGTCATCAATCGATTTCTGACCGAGCTCGGCCTGCCGATTCTCACAACCTCCATCCCGACCAGCGAACCCGGCATGCACAACGTGGAGCACACGGTGCAGCCTTCGCGTTTCTATCGCTACCCGGTCATCAGCTGGGTAGAGGCCGGTGGCTGGAGTGAAGCCGTCGAGCCCTACCCTGCCGGCTATTCGGACACCTTCGAGATCAGCGACTATAAAGCCAAGGGCAGAGCCTTCTGGCTGGTGGTCCGTGGCGACTCGATGACCGCCCCCGCAGGCCAGAGCATTCCCGAAGGCATGTTGATTCTGGTCGACACCGGAATCGAGCCCACTGCCGGCAAGCTGGTCATCGCCAAGCTGCCGGAAAGCAACGAGGCCACGTTTAAAAAGCTTGTCGAAGACGCCGGACGCTACTTTCTCAAGCCGCTGAACCCCGCCTACCCGACACTTGCGGTGACCGAGGAGTGCAAGCTGATCGGTGTCATCAGGCAGATGACCATGCGTCTCTGAATCCCCGCACGCCCCGCCCAAGCCCCGATAATCGGGGCTTTTTCATGTCACCTGTTTCAACCCTGGCATGTGTCCGTGTAGGAAACATTTGTAGCTTGCGTGAGAAACAGCCCTCAATTACTGTATGCACATACAGTAAAAAGGAGTTCACTCATGCTCAAGCAGTTCCCCGACACCTCGCAACATGACGCTTACCTGGCCTTGGCACAGCGCATTCAGGACGCTATCACCAGTGACAAGGCGCAGATCGAGCATCAGGTCCTGCTGATCAGGGAGCCTGGCGAGTCGGTGGCTCACTGGGAGCGCATCATGGATCAGATCAGCGAGGCCGAAGGCATCAGCGTGACTCGCAACCCGGAAAACGGCACTGCTCGAGTGTCCTGGTACATCGATTCCCTGTGATATGACCGATACAAACTGTATTTAAAATACAAACCGTATTGTCACGAGGCGCTACATATCGTATTGTTTGTCTGCACCCCATCTCGGGAGTACTCACATGCAAACCACAGGGAGTCATGGAATGAACGAAATACTGGATCAACTTCGCAAAGAATTCGCCACGCCGTGCCCTTCACTGAGCGCCGTCAGAGAGCGTTATTTTTCGCACCTGTCGAACGACAGGAATCTGCTGCGCAAGATCAACGCAGGACGCATCGACTTGAAGGTCAGCCGTACAGGCGGCAGTCGCCAGGGTCATCCCTTCGTGTACCTGCACGACCTGGCCAACTACCTGAGCGCCATCGTGACCAACAGGGCCGCCTGA